ATTGTTCTCGATATATATATTCTAGCATAGTAAGTTCCACCTGTTGTTAATCCAGAAAATGGAACTGAGGTTGTTCCGGATGGAATAACTGCGTGTTGATAAAGTGCTGTTGCGTTATATGAATAGTCACGTTGAGAAAAAGTAATAACTGTTTTTGATTGAACCAAACTACCACCCGATGTATATATTTCAACCGTAATTGATTGTTGTGTTAAGTTTTGAATACTATTAAAATTTGGTAAAGTTTGATTCCATTGCGATGTACCCCCAAATCCACCATTAAATGGTATATTTAATATAATTGCACTTCCTCCTGCTGTAAAATTTGCAGATATTGCTGGGGTTGTGCTCGCTGTGTTACTTACCGTTTGCGAATAGTTAAACGTAGAAAATATGGGATTCGCGGTTGTATTCGATGTGCTTGGAATTGTAATAGTTGTAGATGTACTATTTGTTGCTAAACTATCTTGTGTAATTTTAATTTTCTCAACTCCAGCGTTATTTAATGTGATATTACCATTCGTATTAAGTATAGTTGCTCCATTAGTTGATGTAAGTGTTGAAGAACCAATCGTCCAACCACCAATAGTTCCCGATGTTGATTTTAAAACACCCGTTGGAGTTACACTAAATGGTGCGTTAGCAAATGTTATATTTCCTAAAGAAATTCCGCTTGAATTAGCTATAAAAATACTAGTAGTTCCACTACCAATCGAAATAGTTCCACCGCTAATTGTGGCACCACTAAGATTACCGCTAAATGTACCACTAGCACCGCTTATATCTCCTTTAAAATATGCATCACCATTTTGTGTTATTCTAAAATTTTTAGCAGATATTCCACCAACAGCTAAATCTATTGACATTCCTGTATCAGAAAATCCACTACCATCTGCAGTACCCGTATGGTTCGTTGATTGTATTACACCTGTTCTAATTTTATTACCACTAATTGTTGTGGAATTTGAATTCACATCAGATGCCGCATTTCCTGTTGTTATTTTAGTTGCTAATCCATCACTTAATGCGGTAGATGTTGTCAATGAAGATGCCAAATTGGCACCAATATTAACATCACCGCCAATCGATAAAGTATTACCATCCCAAGTTATTCCTTTAGATGCTGCGTTGCCTATTGAAAATTTATATTTACTATCATGATATCCTAAAAAGAAACCAGTACCTGTATTATAATCGGTTTGTCCACCTTTAATATTACCACCGCCACTTAAAGTTATACCACCACCTGTTATAGTAGTACCCGCAATAAGACCAGTTTCGGCTTGAGCTTGTGGTCCTAAGTTCGATACACTTCCTAATCCAACTTGTGCTTTTGTTGTGTTTGCATTCAATACATCGGATGTATTATAATTACTTCCACCAACCTGTATTTGTCCTTTAAAAACAGCATCTCCATTTGCATCTACATAAAACGTTTTAGTTGCGATTCTACCATTATCTAAATCTATAATACTACCAGCCGTTGTAAATGGTGTACCTGCTGAATAGTTTGTAGATGTTATTTTACCGGTTGATATATTACTACCATTAATTAATGTAGTTCCTGCTACACCAAATGATAAAGCGTTTGAACCATCACTAACATTATTAGCTGCGGTGAATGATACCAATCCACTAAATCCTATTGCCTGAGTAGGAGTTCCGAAAGATGGAGTACCTGTACCACCTCCAGCGGTTGTTTCAACAACACTATAAGTTGAGTACCAATATTTGTTAGTGTTACCACTAGCATAAGTTGGTGCGCCCAATCCCCAATTTGCTGTTAATCCACTAAATGTACCCGTACTAAATGTATATGATGTTGCAGTTGGTGCAGATGGTGCAGATGTTGCAGCTACTTGATAGTGAATCATTCCCGTTGCGGTACGTTTACCATCTGCTCCAGAGTTTCCAGGGTCACCCTGTGCACCTGCTATTGCTTTTGATATTGTAAATCTAATAGTTGAAGTTCCCGATGTACCTTCAGAATCTACATATGCAATTGTTACAACGCCCGTATTATCTGTTGATGATATTGCGGTAACATCTATCGTTGATGTAGATGGTGTTGTACTTCCTACCGTTACTCCCGTTACATTTGTGATTTTAAATTGAGATGTACTTAGTGTTCCCTGATTATATGTTAAAGCAGAAGAACCTTCAAATGCAGTTAACACCGGGTCCACAATTGTACCAGTTAATGTTCCAGCACTATTTGCAGCAACTGTTTGTGAAGATGGAGTAATTGCAAATGTGATTGTAGGTGGTGCTTTTTTAACTTTAGATAATGTTATTGTATCGGTTAAAGTTCTACTACTTCCTTCAGAATCAGTAACTGTAGCAGAAATAGTTACAATTGTAGAATTCGTACCATCTGCTAAAGTTTTACCATTTAATGTTACTAAACCACTTGCAGCTGTTGTTGATATACTTGCGATATCAGAAGATGTTGCGGTTAATGATGTTATTGTTAAATTGGTAGTAGAACCATTATATGTTTGTGAAACAGTTACAGTTGAATTTGAAAAAGCATCAATTTGTGTTCCAATTGATTTTGCTGAAACTGATTGTGCTTTATTTGTTGTCGATATGGATAATACTGGTGCTGCTTTTTTAACTTTTGTTAAAGAAACGTTACCAAATACTTGTCTACTTATTCCTTCCGAATCGGTAACCGAACCCGTAATAGATAATTCAACGGAATCTGTTGCAGTTGCCAATGTTGGATAAGATAAATTAGTAGTAGTTTTAGTTATGCCAGGAAAAGCAGAACTACTATTAATAGTTGGGGCAGATGATAATGTTAGATTACTATTAGTTCCATTATATTGCTCTTTTACACTTAATGTAGAATCGCTAAATGATGTTACTTGCTCACCTGTTGATTTGGCATCAGTAGATTGATTATTATTTCCAATTACAAACGTTAATACAGGAGCTGCTTTTTTATTCTTTGTGTACGTTGCAGTTTTTGTAACAGACGTTGTATCACCGGCGCCATCCTTATAACTTATTGTTATATCCAATGAACCAGAATCGGCTGATAAATTTGTTATCCCATACTCATTTATAGATGGGTTTGATGAATTTGGTGTACACCCCGTACCACTTAGACTTGTTATAGCGAATGTATTATTTGCTCTACTACTATCATTATCATCATCAAATGTAATTGTTTCATTACCAACCTTTACGTTTACCGAACCAGATGTTAATATGAATGACCCACTTGCTACAAATCCATTCGAAAGAGCAGGAAGTGATGCGTTATCATTTGTAAGTGTTACAGATAAACCATCTAATATTTTTACAGGAGTTATTTTAATTGCATCGGAAAATTCATTTCCAAATTGGTCAGAGCCAGAAATAAAATAACTTCTTTCACCTATTGAATATGAATATGTTGAACCAGCCAATGTAAATGTATCCACACCATTTGTTGCGTTTGTAGATACAAAAGTTAATGGTGGTGTACCACTTCCCGAATTTACAGTTAATGGTGTTGTAGCTGATGCTAAATTTTTACGTTTAGCTTCTATTGTAATAACTTGTCCCGTTGGATTGAGCGACAAATCGGTTGCTTTATATATAAACTGATTTGCGTTTGATGTTACAAAAACACCAGGTGCATTATCACCATCTTCAAATCTATAAATTGTTTCATATTCTTCAAACCCCTCACACGATGCGGTGTATGTAATTGAACCTACTATTACACTACTAACACTTCCACTAAATTTAGCAATACTCAATAATGCACCGGAATCACTAACGTTGGTAAGTGCTCCTGGATATTCTCCAGCGTATGATGATGGAACGATATAGTTTCCATCTTTATCAAATGATGCACTAGAATATGTAATTGAGCCTGTATAATTAGTTTTTGTTGTTTTAAATTTAACAAATTGTGATGGTGGATTACCTACCGAACCTGATGAAAATCTAAATGCGGTTCTATCTGATTCAAATGTTAATAACTTTGTAATTGCATTTGAACCACCTGTAAAATTTGCACTACCAGTTACCGAAACAGGAACGTAGTTATTATTTACATCATAAAATTCAAATTTGAAATTAAAATCTTCATTTCCTACAACAGTTGGCATTGTTGTTACAAACGAAACTTCATCTGGCGAAAACGCTGTATCTTCTGATAATTTTAAACTTATATTACCAACGTGCCATTCACCTCGTGATTGTGAAAAATATAAAGATGCGCTTGCAAAATTGGAATCTAATTTAAATGGAATAGTTGTATCTAATAAATTTTTTGTTGGGGAAATACCACTTAATGTACCAATTAAAATATCACCACCATCAGAACCACTAACATATATTCCCAAATTGCTATCGGTTGATGCTGAATAAAAAGCATCTAAATTAAGTTCGTATGTATTTGCTGAATTTAATTCTAATGATGAACTATATCTAAAATAACCACTACCACTTAATTTCAATCCACTTTCAACTCTACTTGATGTTAATTCAGTTCCTAAAGAACCGGATATCCAATAATTTTTTAAAGTTTCTGATGTGAAAATACCTGTATTTCCAACAACACTACCCGATAAATTATATGTAGTAAGTAATTCTTTTGATTCCACCAATATATCCTGAATCATATCATAATCGGATATATCGCCCAAAGATGTTCTAAATACTTTTATTCTTTTTACATCTCCTGCAAATGTTTCTAAATTTGAAATTTTTATATTTGCAAAAGATTGATTTATACCACTATTTATTTTTAAACCTGTATTAGAATCTATTCTATAAATTGGAGAAATTAATTCGGTTATTGTAGCGGTAGGTCTACGATAAAAACGAATTTTTGTTGTATTGGCTAATGTTGGGTTTACATTTATTGTTTTTTGCCACTTTACATTATAAGTTCCTTGCCAATCAATTGGTATAGGAGTTAATAATCCATTATCATCATAATATGAACTTAATTCACCTAATATTGTTATTGTACATGGACCATAAGCAGTATCATCTGGATACACATAAACTGCTACAACTTTGGAAACACCCTCAAAATATTCGTTTGTAAATTGTTCACCATTGATTGTAGTTACTAAATTACCTTCACCTGGTTCGTGATATATAACATTCCCCGCTGCATCTTTTATTTCTATTTTAATCAAAGTATCCGGCATCAATTCACCAGAGCCTGCTATTAAAAATGCGTTTTTACCGCCGGTAAATGTATCGGGTAATTCTGTAATATTAAAATAGGTACTTGTAGGATTTGTATCTCTAACAAATGTGTTATACCTTTCTAAATTTTCAGCGAATAGAGTTTTTTGGATTACAGCCATTATTTAAAATATCTTTTCTATAAATATTCACAAAAAAATATTATGTTCATATTTATATAAAGAAAACTATAAGATTCTATATAAAACTAAAGAAAACTAAAGTTATGAAATACGCTATGTTGCAAATAAAAAAAGAAACCCACGAACTTCTCAAACAATATTGTGAAGAACATGGGTTTAAGATGGGAAGTTTAGTTGAAAATTTAATTAAGAAACACGTTGGTGTTACTAAACCTCAAGCGGGTGTGTTAAGAGCTGATAAGGTTAAAAATCAATCTTACTAAACCCATCTATCTTTTTTATCTCTATCAATCCATCTACGATATCTCTCATTTGTTCTAAGTGAGAAATCATCCAAATGAAATCGAATTGAGTTTTTAAATATTGCATCATCATAAATAATGATGATAAGTTATTAGCATCTAATGTACCAAATCCTTCATCAATAACTAAGAAATTAGGACGTGGTAGATTACAAATATTAATCAGAGCTACTCTAATAGCCAAACCACTTACGAACTTCTCCATACCACTACACATTTCTAATGGCCATTCTTGGTCCTCATAAACAATCTTTGCATTAATAGATTTACCATCGATATCCATTACGATACTAAAATCTACAACCTGCGCAAGTATATTATTGATTTCATTTTCAATAACAGGCATTGCTTTCGAAATAAGTTCGTATGGTACACCATCTCTCTTTACAGAATCGATATAATAGGTGTATAGGCGACTCTTTTCTTCTAAGTCCTTAACTTCATCCATCTTATCCTTTACATTGTCTATAAACGATTGTATTTGAGTAATAGAGCTATTCAAATCAGATATTTGTTTGTTAAGCGTTTTTACTTCCGATTCTATTTCGCTCTTTGTTCTATTTAGTCCATCGATAACCGATTCTATTTGTTTATTACGTTTAATAGTATCTTCATTATCGTGGTATCTTTGAATATCTGCGTTTACTTGCTCCAATTGAGTATCGTATAATTGTTTTTGGGTTTCAAATCCATTCAATTCTGCGATTGTTTTTTCTTTAATTACAATTGCTTTTTGATACTTAGATTTTAACTCAACTAAAGAATCCCATTGTTCTTCCACATCTGCAATATAAGATGCCTGTTGAATTAAAGATTGATGTTTGTTACCTAATTCGGTTAACTTATCTTCTTGCTCTTCAACTTTAGATTTTGTTTCTAACGCATCTTTTACGAATACGTTGTTCATACAAAACTTACAATTTGGGTCATATTCGTGTTGTTCCAAATGTGAAAGTTTTTCTCTATTAGATTCTAAGGATTGTTCTAATAACTGAATTTGATGTTCGGTTTCATTTATCTCACTTTTATATTCATCCCATTCCTTCTTAGCATCTTCGATTGGTTTACCATTAATAGTTTTGTGTTCTTCAATCGATTGTGATATTTCAGAAATACTTTGAGTATATTCATCTAATTTTGCTTTCTTACTTTTTTCTTCAGAAAGAACGTGTAGAATATCAAATCCAATTTGATTCTTTTTCTTTTCTAGCTTCTCTAAATCTAAATTTGCATCTACTGGCACTAACTCTTTTGTTAATCCCAATATTCTATTAGATAAATCTTCTACATCATTTGTTTTTGTTCCTAATTCCTTTTCCTTTGCTCTTAGTTCCGATTTCTTTGTTTGCTTTTCTAAACCTTTTTCAGCCAACTCTGTCGTAAAGTCGGTTTTCTTAAAATTTTTGATAAGTACTGCAACTTCCTTTATATCTTCACTTGCCGTTTCATACAATTTATCGAATATATCCAATCCCATAAATTGTGCTAACAAATCCTTTCTCTCCGATTGTGATTTATCAATGAATAAAGCATTGTTACCTTGTAGAGATAAAGCAGTTAGGACGAAATCTTCGTACTTACCAACGTATTGTTCAATTACTACATTTGTATCCCTTCTCTCCGTTCCATTTAAAGATGTGATTGTACCTCCCTCATCTTTCCAAAATTGTACATCCACTTTAACGTTCTTTCCTTTGTTGATTGTTTTAGCAGTTCTACTAATATGGAAATCCATTCCATTAACTTGGAAATGTAGGTGGCATTCGAAATCCTTTTTACGATTGTTCATAATGTGAGTAGCCTTAAATGCTCTACTACACTTATCGAACAGGCAGAAGGAGATTGCATCAAATAGGGATGATTTACCACTAGCGTTTGGTGCGAATAATCCCATCAATCCTCCTACTTTGGCGAAATCGATTTTGTTGTTTTCACCATAAGAGAACATATTACTGAATGTAAACTTTATGGGCTTCCAATGTATATTTCTATGTACTTCTTCTTGCGTTATTCTACTATTGATATCTCTATTAATTGCTTCTAAACCATCTAAATCCGCAGTAGTTGTAAATGGCATCATTCTTTGAACATAATCTTTTATCAATGTGTTTTGATAGTTGATATCGGATATATCTTCAAAATCTAATTTGTTTAATCTATTACCTGTTTTTTGTTTATTGAATGAATCGGTTCTAATAATTGTGAAATCATCAACACCATATCTCATTTTAATTTCGGTGATTACTTTCTTTGTATCAGCGGTATCGGTATTAGATAAGCGAACTCTCAAACGTGGATTTTTTGGCATATCGGTTACAACCGGCACTACGCCATTATCTACATCCAATGTATAATATCCATACTCATTTGGAATATCAATTGCTTCGTATTTTAAAGATGCAACATCCCAAACTAAGAATCCGTGTCCATTTAAACTCTCACCAAAGTTTTGTTGTACTAATGAACCGGCATAAACTACTTTACAACCGCTTGGTGAAATCATAGTTTGCCTTTTGTGGATATCACCCAATAAGGCTAAATCATATCCATCAAACATGTCGGTTGTGAAATGTCTACTACTTACTACATACCCCACATCGGTTTGTGAATTATCAACAGGTCCGTGGAATAGTGCAATCTTTTTGTTTCCAAATAGTGTTTCTGCTTTAGGCCAATTATCTTTCTTATCAAAGATTGAAAATACAGCGAAATCTACACCACCAACTGAATACACTTGTGTATCTCTAAGATAATGAAAATTTGGTAGGTTTAAAGCCTCTACAATAGGTGATAATACATCTAACCTATCCGAATTGTTCATATTACAATCGTGATTACCTGCGATTAGGATTGTTTCACAATGTTTAGAACATTCGGTAAATAACCAACTAATCTCTTTCACCAATTCAGGTGACATTTCCAATTTAGCATGTGCAATATCACCTGCTAAATAAATGATTGAATCCTCCGTTCCTCTATTACGGATTTCTTCAAACATTTTTTCAAAAACCGCTCTATACTCTTTGTGTCTTTGTACATTACGAATATGAATATCCGCAATATGGTAAATTCTTTTTAAACTCATAATGAATTTATTTTGTTTAACAGTAAATCTTCAGAAGAGAATTCTTTAGTTTTACTTAATTCTTCATAAAATTTTTCATAGCCCATATCAGATGCATCTTTATCTTTTAGATACATCATCTTTACATTGATTCCATTTTTTCTGAAATAATCAGCTGCTTTAAGAGCTTCGTTGATTGCATCGTTATCTAATGAAATAATGATATTGTTTACTCCACTCATAAAGATTTTCTCAACTAATTGTTTAGATGGAAACTTTCCTAAAAGCGGAATAGCATTTCTTTTAATTGTTATAGCATCAAATACACCCTCACATAATATAATTGGTTCATTCCAATTTATTTGTGATTCGAAACAAATTATATTCTTACTGATTGGTGGGTTTTTGTATTTCATCTTCTCTTCCGAATAATAAGAACGAGAAACAAAATAATTAAGTGAACCATCAGAATTGTATGATGGAATTATCACTCTACGAGCATATAATCCTTCTTTACAATATCCAATATTATGCTTAATAATATCTTTTATACCAATACCTCTTTGTGTAAGGTAATGTATCGCATGTTTATATTCAGGATTAAATCCTTTTGGTTCTTCTGCTAAACTAATAAATTCTTTTGGAAGTGAAATGAATACCTTTGTTTCGGCATCTTCTTGTTGTGGAGTCCAATTACTATCCCCATATATCTCTCTAATTAAAGATATTGTTTTTCTATCTACATCTAATTTACGAAGTAGGGATGTCAATTTTTTACCACCACTATTACAAGTCCAACAATGCCACTTTTGGGTTTCGGTATTAACTTGTAGTTTTGGTTTATGGTGATTACAAAATGGGCAGTAAAATGCTAATTCGTTCCCTTTTAGGGATACACCGCTACCCAATACATTAGTAAGGGCAGTAATTACCTTATTTTTATCATTGCTACTTAACACAAACCAAATATACAACAAATATTTGAAATTACCAAATTTTTATGGTTCTAAAAACCACTCTTCTGGTATTTCCTTATCTGCGTATTTGTAACCATTCTTTTCACACCACATACCATATGTGGTCTTAGAATTCTTACTGATTTTGTTTTTTGAGTTTGAAAATACAAAGCGAATATCCAAATTTGGATGCTGCTGTTTTACTAATTGATGCTTTCTACGGTCTGCTGCAACAAATCTACCTTTTGTTTCTACTATGATTCCATTAGGTAAACGAAAATCAGGATTGTAAGTATGTTGAGAAGCAGGTACAATGTAAGGAATCTTTTCAGACTCATATTGTACAACAATCCCTTTACCTTCAATTTGTTGTGAAATATTTTCTTCAAGACCGGATTTAAATCCATATTTTCTAGCAACCCATTTAGAGTTTACTTTCTTTTTTGTAACTTTTTTGGCCATTAAATTTATTTTTTCTTCATATCGGAGTACTTAGTTGCAGAAATTTCACCACCTCTACCTGTTTTGAATTTAGCTGCAGTTAAAACTTGCTCATCTGCTTTTTTCAAATCGTTTGTAGTGTATGGCGTTTTTGCATTTACTCCAGCTTCAAATGAAATTTTATCAACTCCCAATGCTGCTTTTTGCCCATCGTATAAATCTAAAATCTTTGACATAATGTTTATTGTTTAATATAAATATAAATTAAGTATCAAAACGAATAATAAAGTTTACAGGCATTTCTGATTCAGATTTAATTGGTTGTGGTAATTTTGCTACCGCCACTAAATCACAATTATCATCATATAAACCAATTGTTGTGATAAATGGTGCTAAGAAAGAGCCTGTTGAATCCATAGAACCACTTAAATCGTAATGTTCAAATCCGGCAAAATGGGTAGAAGAACTTACGGATGATGTATAACGATAATCCAAAGTATTTCCATTTTCTAAAATAGATTTTTTACGAATATATTTTACACCAGGTTTTGTTGTTGTTTTATATATCTTACCATCTGAACCTGTTATGTATTCATCTACTCTACCAACCTCAACTATTGCTGATGGGTTTTGTGATACATTGAATTCATCTTCATTCACAATTAGTAAATATTCGTGTTCGTAAATTGTTTTAGTAGATTTATATGATAATTCCCAATCCGCATTTAATAAAGAATCAGCTTCTCTAGTTAAAACTAATAATCCATTTGCATAGAACACATTACCAATTCTATCACTACCAGCCGCTCCTTCTAAGAATGGAATATTTTCAACAATCATTACTCCAGTGTTCGCATTGAAACTAACTATCTTTAAATCATAACTAACACCATTATAAACTAAATTTAATTCATTTAAAGTAACATCAATACCAATTATTTGAAAAGAACCGGAATATGGATTAGTAGCTACATCTTCAAAATCCCAACTATTATTATTTGAATCAATTTTACCAACAATAACACTATCACCATCTGCACCTATTAAATTTCCGTATCCATCATCTATAAAAGATGTATCGTTTCCATTTTTATCAGTTAATAAAATAGAACCTTTTTTTATACCCTCTCCAACATATATTTGTGGAATAGATATTACTTTTGCACTACCACTTAAAAATCTATCTCTGGTAGATGCTTGTATATTATATTCATTAGATTTAGAACCATATCTTAAAAATGGATTATCTTCATTTCCATTATAAAATTGAGCTCTTAATTGTCCATATATTGAATTTTTTGGAATTCCATTTGATAATTCACTAGAGCTTATATTAGCCTCATATAATGATATATCGGTAGAAGTATCATTAAAACTCCACTCCTTATACGCCTTAAATGGGCGAATATTAATATCTGATTTTGGTATCCTTTTTAACATATCATCTATAAATATCTTATAAACTAAAAACCCAACTTTTTATGGTTGGGTTAAATAGTTCGATATAAGTTACTCTCTGATTAGAAATCTAATTTAACTTTAATAGCGATTTCCTTATCAAATGATTTTGCAATCGGTTGAGAAGTTTTTGCAACTGCTAATAATTCATTTGCATCATCATAAAGACCTACTGAAGTAATATATACTTTAGGGTCTCTTTCGAAAGATGAATTTGCGAATGCTCCAACCGAACCACTTACGAATGTTGGGTTATTTGAAAAGTTAAATTCTCTATTGTTTGCTCTCACAAAATAATGTGAAGTAGAAACGTTTTCAGTTCTACGAGCTTGGAAGTCGGCGCCCTTTTTCAATGCATCAAATAATTTTAATGAACCTGATACTGAACCCGATTGGTGATACTGATTTGTTGTTGAACCAGCTGCTGCCATTAAATTACCACCTACTGATGCTGATAATGCGTTTGGATTCAATAAGATGATACCCATATCAGGGTAGAATAATCCAAATCCTTGTCCGTTTGATGCAGTATAAGTATTGATTGATGCAGTTAATGCAGAACCAATATTCAATGAACCACTAACTAAGTTATAAACTCTACCTGCGGTTGTTACATTTTCATCAGTTCCACCACTATCATCAATAAGAGTTACTAATCCAACCGAACCAGAAAGGTTGATTGAAACGTTACCTGGGTCTAATCTTTCTTTGTATCTTGCTCTATTTACGTTGATTGCGTAGAATGATGTCAAATCATGTGCCGCAGCGGTAGAACCACTATACACACTAAAGTATGCATCGGATGATTCTAATAATATATTTTTAAATTGATTATATACAGCTTTAGTAGATAATGTAGATGAATCATCTTGTGTTAACGTAGGTGCACCATATCCGTTTACATCGCCATATGCAATTGAAAACTGAACCTCTGCGGTGTCGGATGATGTTACTGCGTTGTAAACATCTAAATAATATTTACCAGTAGAACTATTGTGTTGTAAAGATGATGTATAAAAAGTAGTTAATGAACCCGTATCACCACTCCAAATTCCTGAAGTTACGATTTCGGTTCTATTAGTTACTTTATCGATAGCACCAAATTTTTTATAAATACCATTTGTTACTGTTGTTAAATCGGAACTAATCTGCTCACCTTCTCCTAAAAATTGGTTTACAATTCTAACCAATTCATTGGTATCAACAGGAGTTCCTGCGGTATTTGCTGCGCCTGCTAAGTACTGGGATAAGTTACTTGCTAAAAGCTGTCCTCTATTATCTCTAATTAATGCCATAGTTTATATTATTGAACGTATGTTACGGTTACTGGAATTGTTTGTGAACCACCCGTTTCGTTACCATAAACAGTTATAGTTGTTCTGATAGTCGAAGTTAATGATGGGTTTGGAATAAATTTGAAAGTTAAACCTTTCGATACTGCTGCGGTTGCTGATACATCATCACCAATAAATACAGGTACTGAGCCTACATCAGCAGTTACTCCTTCACCTACAATATCACCTGCATTTTTGTTAGCTAATATAATAGTATAGCCCATTCTTCTATTTCCTGCTGGAGATGTTGTTGGAGAAAGTGATACTTCACCACTTCTTTGGTTTACTGAAATGTTAGGAACACCAAATTCAACCACCGGAATACGAGTTGTATTCTTAGGAAGAGTTACTAACTTATACTTCATTACTTGAGTCTCATCTGGGTTTGCTTCCAATACAGGCATATTTCTAATTGCCGCATCGTAGTAAGCGCTTCCAAGTGGATGTGCTGGTTCATAAAGTGTGTAATCAATCTCATCATCTGCTAAAGCAAATTGAGTGATGTTTAATCCTTGTCCAGCTGCTAATTTTTCTCTACCTTTTTTAGTAAGAATTGCATCAACTGTCAATTCAGTATTACTTAAATATCCCATAGTTTTTTAATTATCTTTGTTTATAAATATAAATATTTTAAAATTCCGTTATTCTACTTCCAATATTGGTTCACTTGCATCTCTACCTGCCTTATTAACTCTTAATGTATTAGGATTAGATGTAAATGTTTCTATTGGGGATGTTCCATCTAATGTAGTTGCTGCAGTATTTTTTGAACCTTTATAGAAAGAATTTTGTAATCCTCTCGTTAAATCGTTTGTATTTCTATAATGCGTTGGTAAGTATCCGCTCACATTTTTAACACTTATTATATTACCACCAACAGTAGGAACAAATGAGCCACTAAATGGTTGAATATTTAATTTGGTTTCAGTATAAGTTTGTATATCTGAAACGTATCCACCACGAGGGTCACCCAATCCATTTGCCGAAGCGGTTATAGCAAATTTAGTTACAACTCTTTCTTTTTGTTCGGTAACTAATTGTACTCTAACTCTTTCTTTAACTCGTCTACCATCAACATCAAAATATGTTCTGATTGCTGAACCACTTTGTGCATAAATACCAAATCCAATAGTTTCTAATTCAGTTTGTCCAACTATTGTATTTGTATTGTTTATATCTATTTCAGATAATATACTAGCGTTTCCTAAATCAGCATCTATTACAACTTCTTTTTGATAATACTCTGATATAAAATTTGTATCGTTATAATAGTTATATTCCGCTTCCTTTTGATAACTTTCAGCTATCGTATTTTCTAAAGATGCTGTATAAATTGTAGCATAATATTGAGAATTTTCACCTATTAGATTATCTGTTAAATTTGCGTCAACAACAACATCGTATTGATTACTACTAGCATTTAATAATGTTGTATCTGAATATTTTATGTTTACATCTTGTTGATATTCATCGCCCGTTGGTTTCTTTTGAGCAATTTTACTTCTTTCTAAGATGTGTGGTTCTATTAATAAACCAGTAGTAGCTTTAACTCTAGCCGGCAACATATTCTTAATATCTTCAAACATTGATTTCTCATATAGTTTGATTAAGTTTATGTATGAATAAATATCTCTACCATCAAATCTTTTAAAGTAATAATTTCTTAAATTATCTAATTGAGAGTAGTTTGATTTGTAATCATCTGATGGGTCTCCTATATAATTATCCAAATTAATTCCACCAAATGATTTAGCGATATCAATGTTCAACTCTTTTGTAGGAGAGAAGAATAAACCAACTCTGTTTGAATCGGTTGGAGATTGGTCGTATGCTTTTTTAGTTGCTCTACTTTTTGAAGATAAATCTGATACTAATTCTTGCGATTCAAATCTAACTTTATTTGTAGAATAACGAGATATTCCCATATCAGGAACCTCCAATACAACACTTCTATCTATTGCTTCAAATTGATATGGATATGTTGTTATAGGTGTAAATCCGCTAGCAGATGCTGAAAACGATGCCGATACATTTTCTGATAATATTGTTACACTTCCCGTAATTCCTACTAAGCCATCTTCTAATTTATTTCTAGTTACAGAAGAACTGTAATATATGTTAGTATCAACATTAATTAAAGATGATGATACTGATAAATTTTTAGGATATTCAAAATCTAAACGGAAATATAAATCATCGGTTGAAGATGAAATATGATTACCATTAATCATTTCTGGGAATGAAACGTGTTCGTAAAATCTATCAGTATTTAATACTTCAGACCACAAACGAAACTCATCAACGCTTCCTACATAAGAACCACCTAATTTAATTTTAGAACCATTATTCCAATCAGTTGCTGCTGAAGATGAAATAGATTCTGCAAATATAGTTCTTTCCTTTTCAGATTGTCTTACATCTAATTTTAATCCATCAGAACCACTACTTACTGAAATACCAAAGAATTTACCATTGTATATTGGTAATAATGATGATGATATTGCATTTGTAGTATTATAGTTAAATACAACATTTCCATATGATGATGTTGTAGATGCTTGTAATCCAACATTCCATCCGCTACCACTAATTACAGTATAATTTGTGTTTTGAGAAGGTTTTACAAATAATTCAATAGTATTTGGCTTTCTGTTTTTATTTGTGTTTTTCCATTCAAATTCTATTGCTGCTCCATTATTAAATTTAAGAGCAGTGGTAACATTATCATATACTAATTTACTCTTAGTTGTGTTGGTTACTTCTGGACCACCAAATTCTAAAATTGAAAGGTTTGATGAAGGAATACCATAGCAAGATAGTAATGCATAAATTCCTCTACGAGTTCCTTTGTGTTTTAATAAATAAGGTAAATTATTTGCTATTCTTCTCCAAACTTCGTATGTTCTAGCTTTGCCTGTTTTGGTATTTTTTATATTACCCTCTGAATCTTTACCAAATGTATATTCCCATAATTTTGTATCAGCAGATAAATTTTTAGCATCCCAATTAAAGGATTTTAAAATATCAAATAATAATTTATCCGATATATCCTTTCTATTGTACCCCAATCCTCTACTCTTCTCTATTGCTTTTGTATGAAAGTATATATTATCAAAATGATGTCCAATCATTGATAAAAACAATAGTAAACTTTCATTTTCAGTATTTGTTACAATAAATTGTGGTATATTATTTTGAACCCAATTAGGATTTTCAATATCAAAATCTTCTGCTAAAGTTATTAAATTTGAATACCAATTTACAACAGTTGAGTTTGTAGATAATATTCTTTGACCAGCGTTATATGGCCAAGTTATCGAGTTACTACCATTTGTTGTATATAAAGATGATGATGTATATAAGAAATTTTCAAATCCATCAAATCCAGATAACAATTCGTTTTTCTTTATTAATTGTCTTTCTCTTTCTTGTATTTCGCTTAATAAAGATGCTGATGGCGATGCGTTTGAACCACTTATACTATTTTCATATGCTTCTATTAATTGTACTTTATATACAAAATTATCTACTCGTTCTTTTGCTGAACTGAAATGTGTAAAATTTTCCCACAAATAAGTTGAACCACTTACATAATCAATATTTAACTCATCCATATTGATTAAAGATGAACTTAAATAGGTTGTAACTAATTGTGTAGATGATGTTGAACCACTCAATATTAAATTATCTAATGATTCAAAATTAGTAGATTGCCCTTTTACATAATCAATATCTAAACTGAAATTAGGTCCTTTTATTGGTGGGCAACTAATTTCAGATTGTTCACTTAATACAATGGTTTCAATTAATGGGTTTGCCATTAACTTAGTAATCCAAAAAGTTGAATTTGTTGAAACGTTAGCTGGTAGTGGTGAATATAATTTTAATATAATAGAATCAACTACATTACTACCTAATTGAATATTTCCTAAATTATCCGTTGTTTTATCGGATAAAGTCCAATTATCATTTTCCCAAGTAGAAATTAATATTTGTTCATTATTATCAAAGTTAGCAAGATGTGTTAGATACTTACTTTCTTTATCAGGTTCAATTACTTTTAATATATTAGAAAATGCATCAAAAATAGCAGATGAAAAGATATTCTCATCTAATTGTATTGTTGGTATTGATAAAAATGTTTTTACTTCATATTCATTACCAACCAACTCTTCAGCACCGCTTCTATTAAATGGTTTAAATATTAATGTAACATTATCACTTCCTGCCCAGTTAGAAAACTTATCTCTTAAATCTTTTAAATTTAAAGAAATGTTTCCATTTGGTGTTAAATTTTTAAATAAAGTAATTCTACTACCATCTTTTGCTTTTAAATCCACATCTATTGTAGAACAAGCAAATGATGCATATTCATATTTTAAATCTATACTAAAATCTGAAAAAGATGGTATATCAATCGAATCGGTATATGTTATTTGTGTAATTGATGGAAAATCGTTTACAGCCGTAAATGTAACTAAAGCCGTTACCGAATCACCAGTTCCATATTGTTTACTCTCTGCTACTAAAACTATTTTTTTAGTACCATATACTTCAGAAAAATCTTTTTGGAAATATAATTTAACAACTCCATCGATAGCAGGAACTAACATAGTATCTGCTCTACCATCAATATACACTCTTACGTTATCAGTATTCGATGTTTTGAATGGAATTTGTACTTCTTTTTCTAAATCAGAATCTTTAACGTACACTCCATATTGAGTGGTATCTAAAGAAATAATAGGCCTATCTGCTTTTATTTCTTTTTCAAACATAACAACCACCGATATACCTGATTTAAGTTGTTCGGCTGGTAAGCTAAATGATGAATTTTGTGTATTCCACTTACTAAAATCAAACTCAGTTTTATATGCAGTTTCTAATTTAGAAGTGTTTGTAGTTTGGTATATATTAGTTAAAATATATTCGGATGGTTTATCTACATATTCTATTCTAAAATCTACTCTTCCTTTTAAGGCATCTGAATTTAGTTGTCTGATAATATTACTATCGGAAAGAGATACTTTTCCACTATCCGATATTGTACCATCGTTTTGAAATATTGTATAATTCAATACTACATTATTTCCTAACTCTTGTTTGAAGTTAGATGAAAATGCTACTTCGTATTCTACGGTTGTAATCGTATTAATAATATCATCGGATGCTTTAACTGATTTTAATTCAAAATTTAAAGTTACAGAACCTAAATCGAATGTTTTTATATCATTTGCTACATATGTACCATCTGATTGTAAATCAAACTCTTGCACAGAAAGTGTTTCGGAATAGTTATATTCTATTGCGTTGACAACCGGCTTTACGTTTAATGGTCTTTTAACTTTAAATTTTTTAGAACCTTTAAATAGGTTACGGATACCGAATGATTCATTTGTTACTCTAACATCCAATCCATCTCTTAATCTGCCAAAAAATCCACGTCTTTTCGGTGTTAGTGGTGTGATTTCAGTTTCTTGTATAGGATTAGATTGATTATCGGTTTGATAACTTTTCTTAATAGAAACTTCATAATATTTAGTAGCTTTTTGTCCGTTTTTAACTACTTCATATTTTTTAGGGCCATTAAATGTAGATGATGGTGAGTAATTGATGATGGTACTTACACCATATCCCTTCGATGCTCCATTTTCTAAAAATTCTACTTCGCCTGAATTTGAAATCAAATTTACTTTAATAGATTTACCTATTATTTCATTTGAATATGATGGTGGAATAAATAGTGGGTTTGGTTCTACGGGTGGTACATATCCACCACCACCTCCTCCGCCGCCTACACCATCAATGAAAGCAGAGTATTGACCAGTACCTTCGTATGAGTTTAGAGTTGGTTCTCCTCCAAATATATTTTCTAATGCTTTTACCACTCTTTATTCTTTATTATAAATATCCTATTGTATATTTTCTCTTTGTCTAACATCATCTACATATACATTTTCTCTACCTCCGCCAGTTCCAAAATCTCTACCACCAGAATAGTATCCACCGCCACCGCCTCCGCCACGAGGACCACCACCCCCGCCACCTTCAGATGGAGTTGGAATTATTTCTTTTACAGGTTCTATTTTAATAATAGGGTCTGGCTTTATTATCTTAATCGGTTCTTCCTTTATAGGTTCTATTTTAATTGGCTCTTCCTTAACCGGTGGGTTTGGAGGCAAATCAAATATTGGAAGAATTGGTTTAGGTTCTGGTTCTATTTTTATTGGTTGCTCTGTTTTTATTTCGAATGTTCTAGTACCTTTAATATTCAATTCTACTTTTTCCGGGTTATAAACATTTCTTACTTTATTTTCGGCAATTTGTATATCACCAACTAAATCTTTAATTTCTTTTTTAAGTTCGGTAATTTCAAATTCTTTTGGAAGTACTTTAATAGCAATATCTCTTCTTTTTAATGTTTTAGTATGATATTCAATAGTTTTTCTTAATATGCTTTGAATTTCATTAATTAACATTTGAAAATCATATTGTTCACAATCTTCAAATCTTATAAATGATTTTTGTCCAAAATTAGATTGAGATATATCGTATTCTCTATTATTTAGCCAGTAAATTATACTTGTTTTAAAATCGGAAAATATTCTTTTTTTAAATCCATTAAAATTGGATAATCCAAAATCTTTACGCAAAATAGATTCAAAATCTTTACCAAATCTATTAATCATTAAATTACCAATTGAATCTAAATAAGTGGATTCTAATGAATCCAATGAATCTAATATATTTTTTTTATAATATTTAAAATCTTTACTTAAATTATTTACGTTTATAAATTCTTTTTTTGTTTTTTCATTTACATTTATATCGGTAGTAGATAATGGTAGTATTCTAATTTCTTCTCTAGATGGTGCTATTTCCTGAATCCATACTTTGGTTAATTCGTTTTCAGAACCAATTTTATTTCTAACAAAATTTATGTTTACTTTAAGGATACCATTTGTAAATCCTAAATCGTTTAATAATTTTTCAATATCAATAGCTAATTCTTTTTGTCCTGCATTATTTTTTAAATTATAAAGATAGTTTTTAATATCACCCGTTTTTATATAGGCAACATTTTTTCCATTTTTATTTGGCAATAAATTTGTATTGATATCATAAACCGACACCTCCATAACATCATACTTACAATCTCCAAAATCGGTATCCTCTATTTGATTTTGATTGATTATAAATCTGTCGTTTTCTTGCAAAAACTCCCCCTTATTTGATGTATTAGCATCAATTAATTCAAAGTTTGTATATTTTTTAATACTCATGGTTTATATATTAAAACGAACTCGGATGATATTTACCAAAACCTGTTTCATATGTTTTATCTTTAGCAGTACCATCTGAACGAGTTATAGATACTTTTAAAGTTCCACCTTTATATTCTTTTGAGTGGGATTTACCATTGAACCACCCTCCTTTTTTACGAGAATCTAAATCTCCAACAGCATCAAAATTTAAAGTAAATTCCATATCTTTACTTTCGCCTGCCGCAACCGTAAAGCTCTTTTGTGGAATTTTATAGAATTCTCTTTTTTCAGGATTATTAGCTGTTAACGTTACAGTTATTGGTTGTTTATCGTTATTTGTTATGGATATTGATTTACCATTTTTCCATTGATTACCGCCCGTTGCGCTAAATCTAGCCCATATATTAGGTGCATTTGCATCTTCTTTAGGTTGTAATTTAACAATTGCTATATCGTTGATAACATCTGCTCCAGCCGCTTGTGCTTGTGCTTGTGTACCTTGTATAATAGCTTGTTGATTTTGTACTGCTCCCAATTGAGATTGTAAACCTTCAATAATAGAGTTCAATGAATCAATTTGTTTAATCAATGCCTGAATCTGAGCTTTAAAGCCCGTATTTTGTGATTGAAGTGATGCTCTAAGAATACCTTCTTCTACTGATTTTTGTAATGAATTTTGAATTTGTAAAGCAAAATCATCAACAGTTTGTGTTAATGTATTTAATTGATTAACTAATGCATCATTAGATTGTTCAATCGCTAGTCTTTCGTTTATTTCAGATTGTACTTGCGATTCTAAGTCTGTTATTCTTGTGTTTAAATTACTAACTTCAGATGTTAAATCGGATACCTGCTTTCTTAAATCTTCATTTTGTAATACTTCATCATCATATAATGATTTTGGTATTAAATCCAAATTCGGTTTTGGAATATCAGGTTTAAGCTCTTTGATATTTAAATCAATAGCTTTTACTAATTCAACCTCATCATACTTTGGTTTACTTAATTCTTTAAATATTAAAGATGATGCTATGTTTTTTTCGTTTACTATTGTAACACCATATTCATTTTTGGCAATAGCTTGAGAACCGGAAATAGTTAGAATAGATTCTAAATCCGATTGTCTTTTTTCTTCTAATTTTTGTGCTATCGCTTCTAATCCTGTCATTTTATACTATTTCAAAAATTAATTTATCATCGATAATTGTAGATATACCGCTTTCAACTATTTTAATTTTTAATTTATAAGTTCTATTAATTGGTAATGTATTTAAACTCATATTAAAATAGTTGGATGTAGAATCACAACTTATTTTAGTATAATCTCCAAATGGATAAATTACTTCTCCTGTTTTATAATCTTCTAATTGATAATATGAACTAGTCGGTAAGTATTTAACTTGGTCATATTCAAAAGTTGTACTAAATGATTTTAGTGGATACATATCTCTACCTTTAACTCTAATTTTTATAGTTTCATTAGCAGGATACTCATTTTTTAAATTAGTAAGTACTACTTTATACCCCTCTTCTGCTGAACCCGTTGTTGGTGTTAAACTAGCTGTTACAAATGATATATCATTCCAAACTACTTCTAATTTTGGTTGATAAATTGTATTAGTTTCTTTTGAAAAGAATTTAAGTAGTCCATAATCGGATGTATCGTTTTCAGCCTCTAAGCTATGATGAAGTATAAATCCATTATTTGATACTGAGCCACTTAACCATATATTAACAATGTTTGTAACATCCATTCTTATATCAGCTTCTTCATAATTATAAGATTGAGATGCTGAGCCGCTTAAATACCACACCCCACCTTCAGCGTTTGCTGAACCTGTTGTTGTGTTTCCGGATGTAACATAAACCGCTCCGCCCGCTGTTGTATCATATGAAACCCATTTATTACTTCCATTTCTATATTTCCAACTAACACCATCTGAAGTTATATTATCAAATTTAGTACCCGTTCCCATTGTCCAACTTTGAGAAACGGCGTTGGCATATATTGTATATTCCAATGGAATTTCTTCGGCTTGTGCTGATTTTAAATTTAAATACACAGTCGAACCGCTTGGTATTCCCATATTGGAAACATCAAATTTTATTAAGGTTCTTGCAATATCTTTTATAGAACCATAATATAGTTTACCAACCTCTAATATCTCATCTCTACCTGCGTTTTGTTCAGGTTGTTGTAGGTAGATACTGGCATCGTATGATGATGTGAAAAATTTATGCATATTATAAAGCTCTTCCTTTTATATCTTTGTTAGGGTATTTTACTTCGAAGATGCAAGGGTCTAAAGATGGATAAATTATCTTACCTTTAGTTGCTTCATCTATATTGTATTTATTTGGAGAATAGTTTCCATCTCCTCCACATAAGTTATATATCTTAACAGATGGTACACTCATTACACCTTCAACATTTGCGAGTATTAATTCTATTTCTGAAATGTTTATTGGTTTGTTAAATGTCCAATTATCTATGTTAAAATAATTTTGAATTTCTGTTAAACAATTTGCTACAACCTCTCTTTTGTTATAATTTGAATATACTACAACTTCAAAATCAACTCCTATGTTTACAATGAATCCATCTATAATGTTTACCGCATCGGTAATCATTCTATATTCTCCTATGTATGTTTTTAGGTTTTGCTTAACGGCTTGGTTTATTTGAGTTAGTTTCTTATTAACATCATATCCTAAAACGTACATATTTATAGCAAATGGATTATTTACTTCTGCTATATTTGTTTTCTTTTGTGTAAGATATTTAACTAATTCTTTTTGTATGTCTTGCTTTGATTTATCTTTTAACCCCTCAACTAAACCAACAAACTCTGCTATATTTTGTGGGTTTGCAAGTATTGATGCCGGTGAGTTATTATCAACTTCTCCATCTGGACTTACATAAACTTTTGCAACACTACCATATCTTTCCGGCATTGATAATGCTCTAACTACATAATCTTGTCTAGTTACTGCTCTATTTTGAGAACCAAACATTGCTAATGCGTTTTGTCTGATTTCTTCTATTGATTCAGCCCCTCTACCACCGACTGCTGCTTCTAAATTTTCAACAGCAACAGTTCCTTTTGCGGCATTATATGAATTTAATTCATCATTTGTATTAAAAGATAATAAATCTTCTTCAAATTCAATTCTACGGATAGATGTTAAATCACCTTGGTTTATATTTGATGCTATACCACCACCAACTAAATACTTAACAGTTAGAGTGGTATTTACAGGCACTACTCCAAATGTATTTGTTTTTAAAAAATTAGATGGGTCTATTCCTTGATTCAATCTTTGAACTGAATTAGCTAATCCTAATCCCACATTTTTTGTATTTGGTAATAATTTTTCATCTTCGTATCCGGCTGAATTATTTCCACTACCAAATTGTAAAGTTATTGTATTATCAGAATTAACTTTTGCAGAAAATCTATGTGGAACTTTTTGTACTTCTAAAATGTATGGTACAATCGATGATGATTCACTTAGAGTTCCACCATTAGCTTCAGTATTTGGTTGCTCTACAAATATACTTTCTTGTGCTAAATAAGGAACTTCATAGTATTTTGTTCCAGAACCATCGGTAACATTTGTTATTGAAATGATATCCGTATCGGTTAATACGGCATTTGGATATTCTTCATATGAGCCAAAACTAATTGTAGTCGATACTTCTCTAGCAGAAATTGCTTTTACTTTTTTTGTAATTAAGTATTGTAGTGGTACACCATTACCATCTCTTTCATAAACATCAATTTCTCTATCAGTTGAATTTGAAAAATCTACCGTATCTACCGTTCTAAATACAACCGAATTATTTGTAGCCGATTCTATTTCCATACCATCTTTTATCTTTAAATAGTATGCTTCATTTGGTTCATAATTAGGTGCTCCTTTAGATGGAACTAATTGATATACAGTTATTGTAGTGATTGCCGGTGATGTAACTTTTGGTTTATACCCCATAGATTGTGCTAATGCTAAAACGTTCTTACGTTCTGTAGCATGTGCTAACATAGATTCTTTTAATTGAGTGTCCTGATAAAAGGATAGTATATCTCCAATTGCTGCGGCTTGTTCGATAAATACCATACCTGGAGATGCCTCATTAAAATCTGAATATGAATTTGGAAAATATGTTTTTGTATAATCAATAAGATTCTGCTTGAAAGAATCGAAATCCTTTCCTAAATAATTCAAAGTCTTTTTTTCTCCAAAGGTTTTTTTAATAGGATTTATTGCCATTTTACTTTTCTACATTTATTTGTACTGAGTCTGATAGTGATGGGTTTGATTGTAATGAAAACTTTATATCCAAAGATACTTTGTTTGTATCTATATCATTTTCATCATAATCGAATATTATTTCGTTTATATTTAAATAAGGCAACCATATTGAAACCGCATTTATTATAGAATTTTCTATTGATACTTCTATATTATCAATTGGTTCAAATAATACTTTCCAAACATCACAACCAAAATCAGGTTGCATTAATCTTTCTCCTTTTTTTGTAAGAATCAGACTTTTTAAATTATTTTTAGCTTGTTGTAATGTTGTGAAATTAGTTGAAAAAACCCCATTAGAATTAGATGATTGGTTTATACCAATACCTAAAACTTTATAGTCATTTTCAACTAAATCATCTACTTTTACTTTACCAAGCTCTATTGCCATTATTTAAATCTCTTTACTAATTCTGAATAATCTCTTGTCAATGCTTTAACAGTTGCATCTTGCAATGCATCTCCTGTTGATTCAAAGTTTGGTGTGTTTTGTGGAATATCATGTATCATTCTGTAATCCATAGTTTCCCACTCATCTTCCATACTTTGTTGTGGTTGTAGCATATCTAACACACTACCACCTGCTCCAGGCACACCACTTTCTGCTCTTTGTGCGGCAGTGAATGGTGTTGTTTGACTCAATACCTCATTTAGTATTGGGTTTTTTGTAAATTCTTTTACTTGTTGAGGTTTTTGTTGTACAATTGGTTGCTGTTTTTTAATATTTTTAGGAGCAACTTCTGTCATCTCTCTCAATGTTGGAGTAGATGTTTTCTTTTGTGAATTTAATGTAACTGCACCGGATTTGATTAGCTTTGCTAATTCTTCTTTAACTTGTTGTTTAACTTCACTCTTAACAACCTCCTTAATTAATCCGACTAATAATTTTGAATCCATAATAAT